GCCTCTTAGGCTGTGTGGTAAAAATGATGTTCCGGTCACTAGGGATCGTCTCCCTGACTGGACGCTACCTGCGGATGTCGACACTTGTGACTTGATCACTATGCTTGGCTCCCCCTCTCAGAGAGCCCTACCTGCGGTTGGGCTGCGTGTTCGCACTCAGTTTGCCGCTACTAATGGGCTTTCTGTGTGGCACACAACCATCGACAAGCCAGGCGAGGCGCTCGCTCCTGCAACCCGTGTTGCTAGAGGCAAGCTACCGCCTCCGCGTGAGTATTACGCTAACTTGGCCATTATAGGCATATACACTAGGTGTCTTGCTGATGAGATCGAGTCGAGCTGTGGCAGGTGTGAGCACCTCACCACCCTGATGGATGGGTGCGAGCCTACTTCACCTGGAGATGCGCCTGTATGGAGCTATGATCAGCTCGAGCACAGCCAGAATGTGTTCATGGGTCGTGAGTATAAATCTGGCAAGGCCCAACTGGCCACTACGAGAGGTGCGCGGTGCCTGATGTGGCCTGCTTTGACTAGCTACGTTGGTAAAGCAGAAAGTGTCAGCACTTGCTCCGCTCTCAGTGGACAGTGGTCTATGGCTGTTTGCTTCAGTGCTTTGCAGCGTGAGGCAGTTTCAGGTCTACCCGCCAGTGTTGGCGGGCTTTTTAAGAATCTGCAGCTGTTCACGCACCTTTACAGAGAACAGCCTGATTTTGTTAATAACAACGTCAAGGATAGTGATCTTAGCCGCGCTAACCGGCTGCACGTTCTCACTAGCTACATGAGCCTTCACGGCCAGCAGGTGAACATGCAGTATGTCGTGCGTTACCGCGAATCTGAGTATGGTGAGTATGACGAGTATAATATTCCATTGGGTGTTACTCGTCGTGTGCGGTGTGAGGGCACAAGTGCCACATCCGAGGTGGTTAGCTCTCTGCAATGGCAGCGAATCCTTTCTGAGCAACAAATTGCTTTCACAGGGCTTGTCTGCCAGCCCAGTTCCGAGCTACTCACTGGTGAGGGCAGGTTGCGGCTCGTCAAGGCCGACCATTGGTTGCCTGATGACGCGAGCCCTACTGAGCAAGACCCCGGCCGACTCTGCGTCGGGCTTTCCTTCGGTCAGACGCCAGCGCTGCTTGACAAGTGGCGCGCCAAAGTCGCTCTCCCTTCCAAACTTGTTGTTGCTGGCAGCACGCTGAAGGCTGTTGTCAACGCGCTCGCGCAGGGTGTTTCTAACGGGCGCAGGCTTCTGCATAGCGGCACAGCGTGTGTTGTACGATCATGGGTCTGTGTTAAGTCAGAGGCATCTAGCCAGTCATCCGATATGACTCTCATGCTTAATGAGGCTGGTGCTAACAGGGCCATGGCCAAGCTTGCAGAGCATGCCGGCTTGTCTGCCGATGCTGTGGCTGT